ATAGGTATAAATAAAGAAAAACTCCTTGTCGATGGCAATTAAAAGGATATCAAGAGCATTTAAAGATATTAGTTTGTCTTTTGAACCTCATCCTATCACTAACGATTTACAAATATTAAAAAATGAGAATGCGATTCGTAGATCTGTAAGAAATATTGTAGAAACTATTCCTACCGAACGATTTTTTAATCCATTATTAGGATCTGAAGTTAGAAGTAGTTTATTTGAATTTGTTGATTTTGGTACGGCATCTGTTATTGAAAATCAAATTGAAATTGCACTTAGTAACTTCGAACCAAGAATAGATAATGTAAGGGTTCAAGTAGACCCATTTCCAGATCGAAATTCCTTTGATGTAACTGTTTATTTTGATATTATTGGACAAGAGTTTCCAACTCAAGAATTTACATTCCTTTTAGAAGCAACAAGATAACATGCCCTTTACTAAGTTTACAAATCTAGATTTTGATCAAATAAAGACATCTATTAAAGATTATCTTCGTGCTAATTCAACATTCACGGATTTTGACTTTGAGGGGTCTAATTTTTCAGTTCTAATCGATACATTAGCATATAATACGTATATAACAGCATTTAACTCAAATATGATCGTCAATGAGTCTTTTCTAGACTCTGCGACTCTACGTGAGAATGTAGTTTCCTTGGCAAGAAATATTGGTTATGTACCACGTTCTAGAACGGCAGCAAAGGCACAAATATCATTTACAGTAGAAAGACCTTCTGGAGATACATCGTCCCAGGTAACCCTCCAGAGGGGTCTCGTATGCACTGGTACTTTAAGTAATAGTTCTTATGTATTTTCGATTCCGGAAGACATTACAAAGACTTTTAACACCAGTGGATTTGCATATTTTGATAATATTGACATTTATGAAGGAACATTTTTAACAAAACAGTTTGTATATGATGGATCATTGGATCAAAAGTTTATTCTTAACAATCCATTCATTGATACTTCAACATTAAAAGTCTATATTAAAGATGAAAATGGTAGTGGACTTGGAATAGAGTATTCTGCAGTCGATAATATCATTAATGTAACATCTACATCCCAAATTTACCTTCTTCAAGAGATACAAGACGAAAAATATCAATTATTTTTCGGTGATGGACTAATAGGTAAGAAATTAGGTACCGGAACTAGTGAAGATGGTAATATAATTACTGCTAATTATATTGTTACTAGTGGTTCAGATGGTAATGGAGCATCTAGGTTTACATTTTCTGGTAGTTTACAAACCACACAAGGTAATTTTGTTAATCCAACAGATATAGGTGTTACAACCAATCAAAATTCTCAAAATGGAGCCGAAATTGAATCTATAGATTCTGTTAAATATTTTGCACCAAGAATCTATTCAGCACAGAATAGAGCAGTAACAAGTCGTGATTATGAAGCAATTATTAAGACAATTTACCCTGATACTGAATCTGTTGCTGTTGTTGGTGGAGAAGAACTAGATCCACCAGAATTTGGAACTGTTTCTATTAGTATTAAACCAAAAAATGGTACATTTGTATCAGATTTGAACAAATCTAGGATTTTATCTCAACTAAAACAGTATAGTGTTTCTGGAATTAATCAAAAAATAAAAGATCTTAAGATACTTTATGTTGAAGTTGATTCTGCAATTTACTATGATTATGCCAAAGTAACAACTGCAGAAACTTTAAAGACAAAAGTACTTAATTCTCTTACAGCATATTCTGAATCTGTAGATATGAATAAATTTGGTGGAAGATTTAAGTATAGTAAAGTACAGCAAGTAATTGATAATACAGATACTGCTATTTCATCTAATATTACTAAAATAAGGATTAGAAGAGATTTAAAAGCACTAATAAATCAATTTGCCCAATATGAATTGTGTTATGGTAATAAATTCCATGTAAATTCTAAAGGATATAATATTAAATCGACTGGATTTAAGATTTCAGCAGAACCTGGCATAGTGTATTTGACAGATATACCAAATCCAGATGGATTAACTGGTACTATATCAATAGTAAAACCAATTAATAATGAAATTACACGTGTTATTTCAAAATCTGCTGGAACAGTTGATTATGTGAAGGGTGAAATTATATTGGGAACAATAAACATTACTTCTACAGTACTAGATAACAATATTATTGAAATACAAGCATATCCAGATTCAAATGATATTGTTGGACTAAAAGATTTGTATTTGAATTTTAACATCTCAAAAAGTACAATAAATATGGTAAAAGACGTAATTACGTCTGGTGATGAAATATCAGGTACTGTATTTACTAAAGATTATTACACATCAAGCTACTCAAACTGGAATTTAATACGATAGTAATATGATACAAACTGGATTTGAATCTAAGGTTAAGGTTCAACAGATTATTAATAACCAACTTCCAAGTTTTCTCTTAGATGAGAATCCAAAGTCTGTTGAGTTTTTAAAACAATATTATATTTCACAAGAATATCAGGGTGGACCTGTTGATATTGCTGAAAATTTAGATGAATATTTAAAATTAGATAATTTAACACCTGAAGTAGTTGTAGATAGTACATATATTACATCTGGAATATCTACAACTGATACTACCATTTCTGTTAATAGTACCAAAGGATTTCCGCAGAAATATGGTTTATTTAAGATCGATAATGAAATTATCACTTATACTGGACTAACAACTAATACATTTACTGGTTGTCAACGTGGATTTAGTGGTATTACATCATATCATGATGATTTAAATCAAGAAGAACTTGTATTTTCTGATACTACAACAGCAGAACATATTGAAAATGACTCTGTACAGAATTTAAGTTCTTTATTTTTAAAAGAATTCTATAAGAAATTAAAATATACCTTTGCTCCAGGATTAGAAGATGTAGAGTTTGTTGATACGATAAATGCTGGTAATTTTATAAAAGAAGCAAAATCATTTTATCAGGCAAAAGGAACTGATGAATCATTTAGAATATTATTCAATGTTCTTTATGGAGCAACACCAAGAGTTGTCAATTTAGAAGATTTTTTAATTAAACCATCTGCAGCTGAATATGTTAGAAGAGAAGTTGCTATTGCGGAGGTAATTTCTGGTGATCCACAAAAATTAGTTGGACAAACGATTACAAAATCTACTGATTCTGGAACAAGTGCTTCAATATCTGAAATAGAACCCTTTACAAGAGATGGTCAGCAATATTTTAAAATATCACTTTTTATTGGATATGATGAGTTATCCACTATTCAGGGAACTTTTAATATTACTCCAAGTACTAAATCTTTGGAAACAGTTGCAATTGGTGCTTCTGTAGTTTCAGTTGATTCCACGATTGGATTTGCCAAAACTGGAATGGTAATATCTGGTATTAATAGTATTACATATTCTAATAAAACCATTAACCAATTTTTAGGGTGTACAGGTGTAGAAACTGCAATTTCTGCTACAGATAATATAAGATCTGATGAAATTTATTATGGATTTGAGGATGGTGATATTACTAAAAGAGTTGAATTAAGATTAACTGGGGTATTATCCGAATTTGTACAAATATCAGATGATTTAAAGGTTTCTGAAGATGATGTTATTAGTGTTAAAAATGTTGGTGAATTAATTGAAAACCCAGAACAAAATAAGACTTATAAAGAAATTTTTGCAAATTCATGGATATACAATACAAGTTCAACCTATGATATAGAAAGTTTTGGACAATCATTAACTTTAACTCTTAAGAGTGATGTTGATAGATCCAGCCTTAAAAAAGGCGATAGAATAGAAATAGTTGAAAAAGGTGGTAAGGTAGTATATCCAACATCAATATCAAATATTCCATATGTAGATCAAGATATTCCTAGAGGTCAAAAATCAATTAGTTTGTCTAATTTCTCCTTTACACCATCTACAGATATAGAATATGGTTTAAGGAGAAAAATTAATAAGGTAAGTAGTCTAAATGTACCTGTTGAGTATGGTAATGATGTTCTTATTTCGGATATACAAAATGTATATACAGTATTAGATGAAGATTATGCTTATGTTGCATCTAATTCATTACCATCTAATAATAATGGGTTATCTATTCCATATGCATATCAAATAATAAAAAATATTAATAGTGCTTCAATAAATTCTATTTCCAGTTTAACTAATAAAAATTCAGTAGGTCAATATACTACTTTAACATTTGGAAATAGTGTACCTTTTATTACTGGAGATAGACTCTATTATCAATCAGATTCAGATCCTCTTGAGGGATTAGTTTCTAAATTATCATACTATGTTGAAGTTTTAAGTGATAAGAAAACAATTAAATTATATAATTCATTAGTTTTTATTGGAACTGATAGTTATGTGACTCTTGATGTCCCAGCTTCTGGGATGGGTAATCATACATTTACTTTATATTCTCAGAGATCTAATGAAATTGGGGCGCAGAAAATATTTAAAAAATTTGAATTACCTCCAAATAATAAGGTAGGTACTAGAGAAGAAACAGTTCCAGGGTCAACTGGAATGCTGATTAATGGTGTTGAGATTGCTAATTATAAATCTTTGGATAGAATTTACTATGGACCTTTAGAATCAATCGATATGATGAATGGTGGTAGTGGATATGATGTTATTAATTTACCATCAGTAACTGCTTCTGCTGGAGTTGGATCAACTGCACTTCTTAGACCAGTAGTTAGTGGTAGTATTGAAAAAGTATATGTAGATGCTTTAGATTATGATATTGAAGATGTTAAATCTGTTGATGTCACTGGTGGAAATGGTACTGGAGCAGTCCTAAAACCAATTGTTGTAAAAAGATCTAGGGAAGTATCTTTTGATGGAAGGGGAACCGGACAAGGTGGTGGTGTAAGTACTTCTGTAAATGGATCAACATATCAGATTACTTTTTTATCAGCTCATAATTTTGCTAATGGGCAAGAAGTAATTTATGATTCTAATAGTAATTTGGGAATTGGGGTTGGTATAGGAACTTCAACTTTAGTTAATAAAGCAAGTTATTTTGCAAAAGTAGATAATAATACAACTGTTAAATTATTCTATTCTTATAATAACTACTCTCTTGGAATTAATACTGTAGGATTTAATACTGTTAAT